TCGTTCCCTTCACCGTCCATGCGGGTCAGGGAAGGCTGAGAGAACATCCTTTGCTCATTCGTCCCCGGCTTCGCCTTGTGCTTCGCTGCCTGTTTCGGCTCCATCGCCCTCTGCCGGGTCACCGGCTGGAGCGGTTTCCGAAGCATCAGCGCCTGTCTGGCCAGCCCCTGCAGGAACCGTCTCAGGGTCAGGCTCATCGGCCCCATCGTAGAGGCCGTCTGACTTCTTTTGTCCAAGGATCACACCTCCTAAATCCACGCCGTGCTTCTCACGGGCGTATGTGAGTACCTCGCAGATGTCATCGATCTGCTTTCTCCAGTCAGCGCCGTTTTCGGCGGCGATCTGTTTGAAGGTTTTCTGGCCGCTCTGCAGGGCGGTCTTTGTGGCCACCGTTTCCTTGCTGGGTTCGATCCACGGTTTCGGCGGCTTCACGAAGCTGTGAAGGAAATATTCATCTTTCCGGCTCCAGAAGTTCGGGATGCTGATCGCTCCGGCGAGGACGGCGGAAATGAGGAAGGTTTCGTAGATTTCGTCCATCACGTCCGCCAGCAGCTCATCTTCCTCTGCGTAGGTCATGCTATCCTCGATGATGGCCTGACGGGCGCTGCTGTAGGTGGTTTCGCTCATGTCCCGGCTGGTAGCCTCATAGGAGAGGCCCTGCCCCGCTCCGATCATGCGCTGCTGGAGCTTGGTGTAGCTTGCTGCATCTGTGGCCTGTCCCTGTGGGTTGACCACCTGGACCTCATCGCCCACGTTCATTTCCTTGATCATGCCGGGGGAGAGCGTCTTACCGTCATAGGTCTGCCTGGGGCCTGTTGCTCCGGCATTTGAGCGGCCCACGCCAGCGGTGGGAATGCTCCGCTTGATGAAGACCGAGAGACAGGCTTCGATCCTCTGCTTCACGCTGACGGCCACCATGAATTCGTTTACGTCCCGGATCCGGGTGATCGTCTGGCTCATGTCGCTCATCTCCCGAAGCTGGGAGGGGCGGCGCTTGCTGAAGTAGAAGATCACATCCGTTGCCCGGATGTAGACCGGCTCCACCGTGGTGAGGCCGTCCAGGCTGTATTGCCGGATCCAATAGCCGACCGGGGCGTTGTAGGTGTTGTACTCGATACCGCCCACCACACGGTTCCCTTTGCTTTTCGGGGTCACCTGGGTTGCGTCCAGTTCGTCCACCTCGAACATCTGAAGTTTGAAGGGCAGGACGCCGCCGCTGGTGTACCGCTTCACGAAGAGAACGCCGCCGTCCACTTTCTTTCGCCGGACGGCCATGCGGAGCATCTGGTTCAGGCTCTGGGTGCCGGTCACATCGCAGTTCCGCTTTTTACACCAGATCTTCCAGAGGGCTTCGATCTCCCCGTTCAGGGTGGTGTTGTCTGTTTCGGCCTGAAGGATCAGACCCTTGCCGATCACGTTCCGCACGAAGGGGCCGATGACGGAGTTCATCATGTCGCTGTTTCGCTCCAGGTCCCTTGCCCTTGCCCGGACGGTATCCCGGCTGTAGCGGTCTGTGTATTCGGCGCTCTGATTAGTGGCCCACCAGTTGGCATTGAGCCGTGCGCTGTTTCCGGCATCGTAGTGCTTGTATTCCTCCAGCACCTGACGCCATGCTTCACGCTTGGCAGCGGCCTCCGGGTTAAACCATCCGATGATGTTGTCGAGCCAGTTCATGGGCGCTCACCTCCCATCGAAAAAGGCCACGTAGGTGTCCGAAAACAGGCCGGACGCTTCTTCGCTGGCCACCTGGGCCTTGAGGTCGTTCTGCATATCACGCAGAAGGGCAAGGTCCGCACGGGTCAGGGAGCGGGAGCCGATCTTGTAGGACTGGCCTCCGATCAGGATGGCTTGGATGGCCTTGTTTACCTCCGTCAGCATCTGGGCGGGGGTATAATCTGTGACGTTGTTTGCCATAGGCTTATCCTCCGTTCTGTCCGCCGTCCTCGGTCTGGATGGTAATGTGGGCGGCGGAGGTTACCGCCGAGGCCGCATAGAGCGTGGTCATCACCTTTCTTTTGGTGGGGCCGCTGCTCTCTGGCACCGTGGCGTAACAAGCGCCGGGTGCGAGGCCGATGAATGCCATCCCTGTTCCGAAGATGAGCGGTTGTGTCAATAACTCAGGCATTGGACTTCTACCCCCGTGGCATCGGTGACCACCGCCGTCACGGTCAGGGTGTCGGTGAGGTCTGCCACCGAAGGTTCCAGCCTGGTGGCGATCAGCTGGGCGCTGTTCGCCGGAATGAGGACCTCTTGGTCGAGGATGCCCACGGTGATCTGATCCTCGGTGAAGTTCTTCACCAGAAACTGACTACCGGCGCTCTCGAATTTGAAGGTCACCGGGGTGTTGGCCGTCACGGCCTTGCGGATTACTCTCATGCGTATCGTCCTTTCTTACAGCCATTGGCCGTTGGTGCCGAGCCAGTTGTCCTCCGGCTTCGGTTCGGGTTGCGGTTTCGCCTCTGTCCGAGGCTCCATGTCCACTTCCTCCAGGTGGAGGCTACGAGCGCCGAGCATATCGGCGGCGCACATGGCGTAGACCTCGGTGTCGAGGTAGTGGTTATCTGCGTGGGAGGTCTTGAGCCTCCATTCCTGGACGGTGCGGTTGCCGGAGCGGACGTTCACCTTGTGTTCCGAGGTGACCTGTTCGGCGTATTCCATGTCGCAGCCCTGGTAAACCATCCAGCTGCCGGAACCGTTTTCTTTCTTCATGCGTCCGGCGATCATGTCTTTGTACTTGCCGGTGTCGATCAGCACCAGCTTCATACCGTAGGCTCTGCTGTCGGTTTTGTTCACCGTGGAGAGCTTGAAGTGCGTGGTCATCGGGTGCGAGGATCCTTTGCTTGGCAGCGCCCAGTCCGTAATTGCCCCACGCCCGGATGGTCCAGTAGACGCTGGTTTCCTGCACGTCCACGCCGCCCGTCAGGAGCTTGGCCCATTCGGGAACCACCAGCTCTGGCAGATCGGCCTGCCGGTCCATCACGGTATCGGCGGAGGTCTTGAGCTTGGTATCCTCCCACGGCTCCGCCAGCCAGGAGTTGACGAAGTTCTGCAGGGCCTCCGGGTCATCCTTGCTTTTCAGGAACTCACGGGCAATCTCTGAAAAGCGGACGAAGGGCGAGTAGAGGGTGTTGATCCAGAAGCCCACGGTTCGGGCGATGGCGGCGTTCTGCCGAACCACCCGCCATTCTCCGAAGCGGAGCATCTGGGGCTTGTCCTGGTCGGTGATGATGCACCCGCATTCCTGGCAGACGTAGTTGGCCAGCTCCGCCCTGTCCATGTAGCTCATGCCGTCCTCATTCGGGAAGGTGATCTGCGACCATTTCAGTTCGATCATCTTTCCGCAGTGGGGGCATGGCACGAAGTAGTGTTTCTCTACGTCCGCTTCTTCGAGGGCTTGCCAGATGTGGCCGCTCTTGAGGGTAGGGGTGGAGGTCATAAAGACCTTGCTGTTGTGGAAGGTCTTTGTGCGTTCCCGTGCCAGCTTGATCGGGTCGGCCTCTTTCTTTGTCGCTCCGGGGTACTTGTCTACCTCATCGAGGAAGAGGAACCGCACGGGGCGGCTGGCGAGGTTGGCCGGGGAATTGGAGCCGACCAGCGTCAGGTACATCCCATCGAACTGCAGCTCTGTCTTGGTGCTGTCGCTCTCTTTCCACCGCTCTTTCAGCGGGGCGGCGAGACGGAACATCGGCTGGAGCCGGTTCACGGATATGCTCTCGGCCAAGGTGTCCGAGGGGTAGACCACCATGACGGGGGACGGATCCTGCTGGATGATCCAGCCCATCATGTTGAACAGCGCCTCGGTGCCTCCGAGCTGCGAGGCTTTGGCCAGGATGATTTCCTCGGTATCGAAATTGCAGAACTCATCCATGACGCCGGTGAGGTACGGGGTCTTGTCGTTCCTCCACGGTCCGGGCATGGCCGAGGACTTGCTGTCCAGAACCCGGTATTTCTCTGCCCACTCCGAAACGCTTATGTCCTCCGGGGGGCGGAGGTATTGGAGAGCTTCTTTCTGGTATTTGGAAACGAGGAACTTGCGGAAACGCCGGGATTTAGGTTTTGCCATTCGTCTTTGGCGGCAGCTCGGTCACACCGGCCACCACGAAAGCCTCCAACAGTTTTTGAACCTCGCCGGTCAGGTCCTTTTCGATGTGCCTTGCCTCCAGCGGATCCACGTGGCCGCTGATGATCCCGGTCAGCCGGGACGGCAGGGACATGGCGAATTTCTTAAAAGTGACAAAGAACCGGGTGTAGTCCAGGGTGACTTCCTCGATGCTTATGTACTTTCCGGCTGCGATCTCAGTTCTCAGACGGTGGAGTTCGCCCTGGCTCTCTTTCAGGGCGATGTCCGCCTCCAGCTTTTGCTGGCGCAGTTCCGTTTCCTTTTCGGAGCGGTTCTTCCCGTAGGCTTTGTCCGAGAGGTACTGGACGTATTTCTGGATTGTCGGTACCAGGTCATACCTCCGGCCCTCCGGCGTTTCTGTGGTGGGAAGGACGCCCTCTTGTGTAAGCTGTTGAATGCGGCGGACGGTCACTCCGAAAAGCTGGGCGATGATTTCCACCCGGTAATAACCGCCACCGGCTACTTTTCCGTTGTTATCCAAATGGAGTACCCCCCCCCCGCAAAATTTCGCCGGTCAGCTGATCGATGGTCATGTCAGCTTCACGGCCTTCTTCCCGGTGAACTGTTCCCACCGCTGGACGATGATGTCGCAGTTCCTTTCGTCCATCTCCATGATGTAGGCCGTCCGGCCCAGCTGCTCCGCTGCCATCAGGGTGGAGCCGCTGCCTCCGAAGAGGTCACCTACAAGCCATCCGGGCTTGCTGGAGTTGTTCATCAGACGCCCGATCAGCGGGATCGGCTTCATGGTGGGGTGCAGGGCGTTTCGGGAGGGCTTGTTTTCAAAGTGGACGGTTGTCTGGTCTTGGTAGTCCCGGAAGAGCTTCTCGACAAACGCCAGCAGCTCTTGCCGTTTCATGGACTTGAAGTCCAGCGGATCCTCCAGGAGGACGGTGTCCTGGGTGCGGTCCTTCACGAAGTAGTGTCCCGCTCCCTCTTTCCATCCGTAGAGGATGGGTTCGTGCCGCCATTGGTAATCCTGACGGCCCAGGACGAAGCTGTTTTTCTCCCAGATCAGGCATTGCGCCATCTTCAGACCGGCGTCGGCGTAGGCTTGCCGGAACTGGAGGCCCGTGCTTTCGGCGTGGAACACGTATATTGCGGCTCCGGGCCGCATGGATTCGTTGAAATTGCGGAATGCCTCAAGGAGG